TCAATTACTGCGTATGAAGATGACGGCAGAGAGTTACGGAAAGCAACAATGTCATCAACTTCTGAACCAGCATAGCCTGAGTTGTTAACAACGTCAGCCTGACGAGGCGAGAATACTGCGATACAATCTTTACGATATTCAGTAATGTTGTTAATGATATGGATAGGAACAGTAGCTGAAGAATGACCACCACCAAGAATCAGTGATACATCAACAGATTCTGCTGACTTGAACAGATTGTATCCGTTGATATAATCAGCTGCACGAGGTGTTGCACCGTCACGACCGTTATAAAGCGTGAAAAGCACTGGCTTATTTGTTGTTCCAGTACCACTGTTATGATTTACAGCTGCTGTTACGGATCTTGTTGTAATACCGGTAACATGTGAAGCCCACCACAACCAACGTGAATTTTTGTTGATGTAGTTTGGATAATGAATCGTTGTTCCGTCTTCGCTATGTGCATTGCTTGCCTTTGAAATGGCAGGGAACACTTCAAGAATAGAATCAGATGTTCCAGTAATACCACCAAGCTTGTCAACAACTACAACATGCATTTCGTCGTTCGATCCGCTATACTGAGCAGCTTCTGCTGAAGTACCTGGAGCAGATGGAACATAGTCGAAGTATTCCCAACGACGAGTTACTGATGTTTGACCAGAAACTGTATTGCCAACATATGCACTAGAAAGTGTAAGCGATGTTGCGTTAGCAATAGTCAATACCTTGCGTTGAACCTTATCTGGTCCAATCAGAATAATATCGCCTTGGGAAACTTGGTTTGTAAACGCAGTTCCAGAACCAGTCATTGCAGTTGAATTGTTGGAAATAGAAATAGTTCCTGTCAAAGTGCTTTCATAAGCATTTGATGAAAGGCATACAGAAACCTTCAGGTTGTTACCAAGAACGCCTGGATACTTAGCTACCCAAGCGCCAACGCCGGTAATACCTGAAGAGTAATTGTTATCGTAATCATCTTCATTCTTGATGATTGTGTTTAGTGTATTTGATTGGTTAGCAATAGCGTTTCTTGCACGAGCTGTGTTTGAAGATTTTGTACCAGCTTCGTTGATAACGCGAACTGTATAGAGCGAATTGCCATATGCAAGGAAGTTTGCAGCGGTAAAGAAATCCGCAGCCGTATTTGTATTTGGTTGTTGAAACTGCTTTACAAGCGTATCTTCCGAGTCAACAAGAACGCGCTGTCCAACAGGACCCCAGCGAAAGTGACCAGCAAATGCACCAGTTGTCGTGCTTACGGCAGGGATAATTGTTGTGAGATCGATCTCACTTACATTTACGCCTGGAGAAACTTGGAAACCCATCGGACTTATCTCCTTTTATGTAACGAAGGTATATATGCTTCGCGCCTTGAATCCTACTCGGTTTATTTATAAAAATGGACTTTATTACCAAATTCGACCGTCATTGAAGCCAGATTCGAACTCATCGGTGCTTCCGCTGTCCATAGAATGGGTCTGATCTCCCGCATCAAAGAATCCTGCCGGCAAAAGATCATCGTGGACATCTTTCATGGTTTCATTAGCAAGGTTTCTACGAATATCGCTATTTGTCAGGTCTTTGAAGTATGGTTGGGTGATAAGCCATCCAAATAGAACCAAAGTCATAGCCAAATCGTCATGACACCCTTCTTCAGCTTTGAACGTATCTTTTGTCTCGACAAATGTAGAAAGTTCTTCGATAGTATCAAAGTCAGTTATAAGAAGCTTATTGCTTTCGACGATCGTTTTTAGGTTAGAGCAACCAATCTTCTTGACGGCTTTAGTTGTTCTAACACCAAAAGCTGATCTTGCGTTGAAACCGCCACCAATCTTGATGTTCTTGTTCTTTGTAAAGGTAGCAATCACGTTTTCATATTCAAGGTCGGTAAACAGAGACTGAACAACCTGCTGACCGATATTGTTTGTCTCACCTAGCACCCAAGCGTTGTTATACCATCTGGCAAAACGATAGATGATATCTGGGAACATAAGTGGAGAAACATCCTTACTTCTATACTTAGCCACTTGTTTATACGGCGTTTGAGTAACATCAAATACCGATAGCGCGGAATAGTCGCCACCTACACCTTCTGATACGTCGAAGACGCAGATATAAAGTTTTCGCGGATCAGGCTCTTCGTAGTAGTCTAGACCAAACTTATCTTTGTTTGCTGGCACCCAAGCTAGTTCACGCAGCTTGACTGGATGAATGAGAGTATTGGTAGAACCGATGAACTCGCACTCAAACTCTTGACGGAACTGTTCTTCGCTGGTATTAGCGATGGTTTGTTTACGCCATTCTTCATCACGACCAGGAACATCGTTCCACATGATCTCAATTGGCTTATACTCACTTCGACCTTCTGTGGCATCTACCCACATCTTGAAGAAGTGATTCATACCATTAGGTGTAGATACGATAATGATCTTGGTTGTCTTACCAGATGAAATCGTAGGATAGGTAGAAGCAAAGAACGCATCAGCAAGATTACGTTGCACGAACGCAAACTCGTCGAGAAAGATTAGGTTGAACGATCCACCACGGATGGCGCTTGATGAGGTAGCAGCTGCAAGAACCTTTGAACCGTTTTCTAGCTCGATGTTACCCTTGTTCCAAGTCACAACGCCTTGCTGCAACCACTTAGGAAGATATTCAAATGCCAGCTGCAACTTGGCAAGCAGATCGCGCGCGAGCGCGCCCTTGTTCGCAAGAATAGCTACGTTTTGCTGATCGGTAAACAGAATTAGATGAAGAATGTATGCGATAGATGTGGTAGACTTACCAACCTGACGAGGGAGCTTGCAGATACTGAAACGATTCTCTTGGAACGTCTTGAGCATCTTTGCCTGAAAGTCCCACATCTTGAATGGCATAAGACCATGATCGACGTTGACAATCTTGATGTAGTTGCGTGCGAAATACTCAACGTCTTTCGCGCATTTCATATACTCTTCAACTTGTTCTTTGGTATATTGATGAATAACCCCAGCTGCTTTTAGATTGGGGTTACCAAGATATGTTTTCACAGCCATTATTTTCTACCATTGATAAGAGACTGCAACTCGGCAGAACTGCCTACAAAGATAGCATTCTGAGCATTGATGCCACCTTGTGTATTGTTTCCCTTATCGCTATCGTCTTTCTTCAAATCCTTCAGTTTCTTTTGGATGTCAAGTAGATCCTTGTTAGCGTCAACCAGCGTCTTGATAAGACCTCCGACGACTTCAAAGGCTCTTGGATGCTCGGATGTTTTTGCCACCAGCAGAGCTTCTTCAAGCGCGTCATTACCCTTGTGGATAATGTTGTGTAAGTTGTTACGAGCAGTTTGGAAATCATCGTCAACATCTGTGCTTACCTCCACATCAGGTAACTTCTGAACCATAGGTGGAGAAGCTGGTAAATTGAGAGCGTTTTCTACGCTAATTTCAAAGTTTGTTTTCTCATTCATGATAATGGCTCATCGCTTCCTGTTACTGGATTATACTTTTTACCATCTAAGAAGAAGAATGTATTAGAGCAGAATCCATAATCATCAGTTGCTTCAATTTGAGTATACGGAATCGAAGCAGCGCTATTGGTTGTTGGACTACCGTTAGCCAATAGACCAGGCTGAACAACAATACGAGAACTGCGACCAGTGCGTGATATATCGTCTAGTGTAATTCTATTTGCTGTATTACCAGCAACAACACCAAAGTCGATCTGCGAACGCTTGATAATACCCTGACGACGAACTGGTCCGTAGAAGTATGCCTTGACCGTAAAATCAAATGTATAGATCAGAGCGCGACGAGTATCAAAGTCGCCTTCGTATGTGTCCTCGATTGAAACAGTATTCAGAATTGTTGGAACATCTTGAACCAAACTCATTTCTGGAATGAGCTTGACCTGATTGGTCCACTCTGGTCCAAAGTAAGGAACAATCTGCTCCATGATTTGTGCACCATCGTCTGCGTTACGAACATAAGCATACAGATTGAAGTTCAGATCATACGGCACAGGCATATAAGTGAAGTCGAGTTTGTTCTTGTCATCGACAACTTTCACGTTGCGTGAAGTTCCAGCAAGACGGCGTTGACCGTCATACGCAAGGGTTGTCATCTCAAAGCCCATGCGTGGGAGCTGGATAGCAACCTGCTGGTCGAGATTGGGATCTTGCGTGATACGAACAAGAAACTTTTCTTTCGGTCCATATGCAAGCGGAACAGCCACAGACTGTAGCGATACGCCAGTTGTATCTAAGCGGCGAACAACAATATCGTTGAACATGTTACCAAACATGATAACATATTTACGGATTGACTGATGATAAAACTGCGATCCGAACATTAGAACCTATCAATTTCTGAGAATGGGTTACGCTCGCTGAAGTCCAGATAATCAAACGAGCCCGTAGTAAACACTTCGTTGTTTGCTGTTTTGTTTTGCGTCTCGACACGATACTCTTGCAGCATATATCCACCATCTTCAGAAAGGATGTTTGTGCCATCTTGATTCTGGATCTGGTAGATAAGAATATCTTGACTGTATCGAGACTCGATAGCATCGATAGCGGTATTGCCAGTGTTAATGTCAATAGCGCCCATACGATCTACAAGTTCACAAGTTAGTTCATATGTGTATAGTTTGCCGTGCTGATAGAAAATATTTTCGTGCTCAACAAACTTGATCTCATACAGCTTGTTGTTCAGCGGGAAGAAGATGAAGTCGCCTTCAAATGGGCGTGGTGAAGTTGTCTGATAACCTTCCGTCCCACCGTTCTCTAAACGAAGTGCAGTTGAAGTGCCCCAAGATGTTGTGCTGCCATTTTCTAATTGGATATTGTAACCAACTTCAGTTAGCAGTTTCTCGTTGGATACTTGTTCCCAACGCTTGCGAGCCATAACAAAAGTGATCTGGTCACGGATTTCCAGATTGAACTTGGATAAGAAATCGCCTTCACCTTCGAACTGCTGAGTATTCTTGATATACATTTCGATATCAATCGCATCATTGAATTGTGACAGCGGATCTTCACCGAGCAGCGCGTCTGGACCAACAATAGTGCGTGGCATATACTTCACGTCAAGACCATAAATCTTGATTGATTCAATAATCAAGTCTTCAGCAGTATCCTGCTCGCGACCAAATGTAAACGGACGGAAGTATTTGTTCGTTGCCATCTTTATCCAATCATGTCAGTAACTGGGAGCGAGTAATCCATGATTACTTCATCTTCGAGCTTATTGATCTCTTCGTTTGCTTCGTCCCAAATCTTCTGACCGTTGAATGTTACCCCGCCTGGCAGATTCATACCTTCAAACTTCTTCAGGTTCTCACCCCACTGCAACTTGACAAGCGCAGTTGTATACTTTCTAAGCCAAGGCTCGTTCCATACGTCTGGATTCTCTTCTGGGCTGACTTCACGATATCCATCGATGATAATATACTGACCAGCACGAACATCGTCTGACCAGCTCATGTCGATATACAGCTTATCTGTATTGCGGTTATAGCGGATTGGCTTCTTACCGACGAACACTTCTTCGAGGAACTCAATATGACGCATCGCAACAACGTATGGTGTAACCGATACGCTGGAGATGTTGAACAGTTCGTTGAGGTGAAGCTGATAGCGGATGTTGAATAGGTTCATCGCGCTATAGGAATCATTGATATCGAATACGCGAGTTACACCCACAAAGTCTTCTGGGAGCGTGATATACTGGTTATTGATATCTGTCTGAGTCAGCTGATACGGTAGATAGACATGCTGCATACCATCGAAATGGTAATCGCGGAACTTGAGTAGAGCGTCATCGATACGGTCGTCGACCTGTTCACTATCGACGTTGATATCGATAACAGGAGCACCAAGACGGCGTAGGATGTATTCTTTGAACTGCTGACGATTTGCAATAGCCATAGGCGGAACTCCATCTGATTCTACCTATTTATATCTTATAGCCGAAGACTTCCTCAAAACTCTGGTTTCTGGCTTTATCTAGAGCCTTTGTCATGTTTACAAAGAGCTGATGGTTACAGTCTCTACGTTCTATCAGTTGTTTTCTCAAGGCCGTAAGCTCTTTGACATAGATCGAAAAGAAGTTATCAGAAAGTTTTTCTATAGCCCTATCAATTTCAACTATCGCTTTTGCTCGCAATTCTATGCTCAGATTTGCATAGTCTAACCCTGCTGGAATTCTAGCTACATGAGCATTGAACTTGGTCAGTTTGGCATTTAACTTTTCGTAGTTCTTTACTTCGACAAAAAAATCTGCAAGCGATGCCGTATCCAAAACACTATAAGCCGTAATAGTTGAATGAATGCCCAAGCTAACAGGCAATTCAAGAAACTTGAAAATGTTGGCTCGAACAGTTTCCCACTGTGTCCCATATCTTTGATACTCTGCCGTTTTGCCTACGGCATCGATACTTAGCTTGAGAGTAACATTCTTGAATTGGTTTAGCTTATCGATAAACACAGGATTGTAAACACTACAATTTGTATAGATTCGTAGATCGATATCTTCGTTACGACCATGCTCAATTAGATGATCAAGCAAATCATAATATCGTTTCATCAACATTGGCTCGCCGCCAGTAAGATATAAAGATTTGAGACCCAATGAAACATCAAGAACTTGACGCCAATTCTCGTCAGTCATGTTTGAGTTTTTATTTGGAGTGTAAAATCGTGAAAGCTCTGGATGATCTTCTATTTCACGTTCTATCTTTACACTATCTGTAGGATTGCACATGCGACAAGCAAAGTTACATAGATTGCTTTCACGAAGCTCTAGATGCTTTGTTGTTTGAGCTAACAAAGCATCGTTGAACGGAAACTTTTTGACGAAATGGTTCCGAATACTTTTGAGCCCTTGTCTTTCTTTGATCCAACAAGAATTGCAGCGTTCCGGTTGTTTACCGTCAAGAAACTCTTGTTTTAGCGATGCAAGCCATTTGCCGTTGTAGTATTCGACAGGTGACATCTGCAATGTTTCCATAGTGCAACATGGGCTTGCTGCATTGCTATGATAGTATAGACCAACCCAAGGAGCAGGACAAAAGTTATTTGCTTGTTGCACGATATACGCCATCCCAATCTTTTGGAAGGTTGGCGTTTCGTAGTTCTTCGATTCGCTCTTCCATCATTTCATAATACTCGTTTAGCTCGCCTTTGAAAGCATTGCGGAGAACCTTGATATACTTTAGAGCTTCATCCCAGTTCTGACGGCGATAGTTTTTAATAAAGTCTTCGTGCGTTTTAAGATAAGTTCTGTCGATACCTGTCCCATTGACAATTGTGTAAATCTTGACGCCTTTCGTCTTACCTTTAACAGCGATACAGTCAAGCTCTGCAAGCGGATAAGCTCCGTCAAGTAGTTCTGCTGTACGCTCACCGATGATGATACGAACGTGATATGGTTTGCTCTGTCCCTCTAACCGCGAAGCCAAGTTGACAGAATCCCCCAAGCAGGTATAATCAAATCTTTGATCGGAACCCATATTGCCAACGACAACACTACCAGAATTGATACCGAGACCCATACCAAAAGGAGGAACTCCTTCAGGTGCGATAGAAGCGTTGAAAGCATCGAGATCGTCGAGCATAGCCAAGCCGGTTTTGACAGCATTTTTTGCATGATCCTTATCGTCGAGTGGTGCGTTCCAGAAAGCCATTTGCGCATCGCCGATATATTTGTCGAGTGTTCCATTGTTCTGTAGTATCCTTGCAGTCATCGCTGTCATGTAGCGATTCATAATTTCAGTAAGACCTTGAACGTTAGATCCATAATGCTCACTAATAGAAGTGAAGCCGCGCACATCAGTAAACATAATTGAAAGTTCACGAGTTTCTCCTCCTAGGCGTAGTAGCTCAGGGTTCTTCTGTAACTTTTCAACAAGAGCTGGTGAAAGATAAGTTCCAAACTGCTTTTTGATTTGCAGCTTCAATCTATTTTCTCTGGCAAAGTTATTATATGTCACATGCGCAAATGTTGCACCGCAACTAAATACAATGTAGCTAGGATCCCACAGCTGCAAGTAATTCACAAACATATAATAAGAACCAGCAGCAACGGAAGACGACAATGATAAGAACACAATCAGCGACCAGAAGACCGAAACACGAGGTAATAGAACTAACAATGTCACTAACAGCAATACTAGGAGCATTGTCTCTAGTAATTTACTCTCTGGTAATCTACTAATAGAAGTCCCATCAATAACAGTCTGGAGCGCATTTGCTTGAATCTCATGCGCCCACTTCTCACCTACAGGCGTTGCGATAATACCACCGACGCCTTCGATTGTTAGTCCAAGCACAACAATCTTATCAGCTACGATTTCTTTAGTGAGTTCAGTCGCTTCGACACGCTCGAAGCTGCTGTTCCATGTTGTCCAGATGCGACCACGCTCGTCGGTCGAGATTGCGGGGAACTGCGGGATGCGGACTGCTTCGACACCTGCTTGACCTGTTTTGATTTGGTAAGATGGATCTCCAGCCACTGCTCGTAGGGTTTCCAATACAAGTGAAGGATACAGTGAATCCCCAATCCTAACCAGCATAGGCAAGCGACGAACAACCCCATCGCGCTCAGGTGTTGCAGCGAGAACCCCAACCCCTTCGGCAACGTCAGCAAAAGATCGTAGAGGAGATATAGCCCCATTCCAAGAATAGACCCATGAATTAGGATCATCACCGATACTAGCAAACCCTCTGCGAACAGCATCTGGTGTCTTTCGCTGAGCTGTTGGTGTTTGCGATATAACAACACCACCTTCTGCGATAGACTTTGCCAGATCGGCATCACCACCGGCGCGATCTTTTTCAGAGAATAGAATAGGAACGACAATAGCTCCAGCGCCAGCAGCACGAAGACGTTCAATAGTCGCAGCAATGTCTCTACGATCAAATGGCCATTGACCGTATTCTTGAACTGACTTTTCGCCAAACTCAACCAGAACAACTTCATCAGACTTCTTTGGCTCCAGAGATGTTATGAAGTAGTCAAAGGTCTTCAGTCGTAAAGTTTCAACGGGCGATGGGTTCAATATGAATAGGGTGACAAACATCAAAGCTGATGCGATAGCCGCCCACGTCGATGTTAGTATCTTGCCAAGTGTTTCCATGACTAATATTGGTTAATGATATAAGGAGAAGAAGGGCAGCTGAAACCGCAAGAAACAGAAAGGCTGAAAGACTGCGGAGTATTTCCTGACTGCGTGACCGAGACGCTGATCCCGTTCCCATCCAGTTGGAGATTAGCAGAATGCCCAACAGCAGACTGAGTGATAATAACATTTTGCGTCGATCCTATAATATTGACTGTTGAGTTATTGACCTGTTGCGCATTAGCAGAAACGGTCAATAGTAATAGCGCTGCTAATACTTTCATATCAATTCCCCTGCTTGATGGTGATAGTGGTAGTTCCCGCACTGTTTACCATCTGTGTAATCTCGACACCATCTTGTGTCAGTTTCATAGTCATGCTTTGGCTAATCGGAACTGTAACTTGAGCATACGCATTGAAGGATTCGCGATACAAGGTAACGAAATCATCTTCAACAAAGTATTTGAGCCCCGTTGCTGCATTGTATTTAGGCAATAAAGCGTTGAACTCCGCAAGCTCGTTCGTCAGCATCTGTGAGCTAGAAAGATCCAATAGATTGATAAGGAAATCACTGTCAAGGAAATTGCGATCTAGCTTGTTGTATTCGGACAGATAGTTCTTATCCAGCTCGGTATACTTTAGCAAATCTTTACCTAGCATATCTTCGTCGAGATAGTTGAAACCTCTATTCTCTGTATGTGTTTCTACCGTCGGAGTTTTAGGCGGAGTAACGATGATTAGATTGTTGATCTGGTCCAGACTCAAGTTCATGATACTAGACTTAGGCGTATTCATGCTTGTCTGAACATTCACCGTCTCGAACGGTTTGGTTAGGATAACCGTTCCCATATCTGTCGTTACAGAGATAGACCCAGTAACACAATCGCGCTCTATGTTTTTCCAACCGACAGGGCAAGAAGGTAGAAGAATGATAGTAGAACGACCAATCTCATCGACTGTCCCAGAAAAGTCGGTGCCGCGAACTCCGATAGTAGCAGTCGGAGTTTCGATAGCAACTTGCTGTGGATCGCTCTTCGCGATTTGTCCTGAGGCATACTTGATCGTTCCTAATGCCATCTTCATTCCGAGCTTGCCAGTTTTCTTACTGTCGTCGTAAACGAAGTTGTCGATTACTAATCTAGAATGCTCAGTAATTTGAACTCTAGTGTCGTCTTGGAACGTGATTCCCGCTTTACCGTTAGCAGTTGTAATAACATCCTTCATCTCAACGCCACTAGACAGTGCGCTGGGAATCACGTTCGTATTGCGTTTTATTTCAGCTGGTCCTGTTTGTTCAGTAACCTTACCAATGTCCGCCTTAGTTGTGGTTGGACTTGATAGTAAGAGTATTGCCAGAGCCAGTGATTGTAGAAATGACCTTAGAGTCAAAACCGCCGCCTTGTTTGATATCCACTGTGTTTGTTCCACCTAAGATATTCACATCAGCGTCGTGACCGTTTGTGCCAGCAGCACCAGTCTGAATTATATTGACATCGTTTCCACCACCGCCAGCGATAAGAACAGTGCTCTTAGCTCCAGCAACAGCAGTCGAATCATTTTGAATGTTTACAGTATTGTTATCAGTATTGATTGTAACATTGGAAATCGTAAGACCATCAGCTGATTGAGTTACAGTGTTTCCATCACCAGTAATCGTGTTATTGATTATAGAGCTTGTGCAAGTTCCGCTAACACCGCAAGAGATATTCACAGTATTATTGTCACCTGTTACAAGTGAGTTCACTTGTACGTCATCACCCTGCACGTTGAGCGCAGTGACGTTAGTGTTACCAATCTGATCAATGGTCACAATGTTATTCTGACCGTTGATTATAGCCTTATCGGTAGGGTTGCCAATCGCATTCGAATTGCCAGTTTGGGTCATAGAAATTGTAGAACCACTACCGATTTGGTCTACATACACAGTATTTCCCGCGGCGTTTGCATATTGAAACATAACCAAGAATGACAACAGTGTCATACTTGAGAGTCTCATTCCTTTTACCTCTTCTTGATACTCCAGAGCTTCTTCTTAGCTCCTTCCTTGATCATATCAGCAACTGCTGCTTCAATAGCTATTCTTACAGCGTATGTCGTAGGTTCGTTCACAGAGTTACCAGCTTCAAACTCAACGGACTTAGTGCCCACATCGATAAACTTGAATACGTTTGCGCCAGCACCTGTGCTCAATACGGTTTTAGATGCTCCAGTCGATAATAGAACTTCACCAGTGTTGATAGAAATCAAACGTAGCACAACAGTCACTTCGTCTTTTCTATATTCTTGATTAGCGCCAACTCCTAGAAAGCGAGCACCAATACCACCAGTTCCGATATTACTATCATATCCGACAACTCCGCCATCCAACATAATCCCAGCAACAGTCAATGGAGTTAGTGGCTTTGCTTGATCCTTTTCGTAAAGCTCGCGCTGACTGCGAATCAGCTGACGTTCCTTTACAAGATTATCAAGCGCACTACGCTCTACAACCTGAAACCATTTACCGCGACCAGCGTCTTGTAGTGCTTTGATTAGAAACACTTCTGAACCTTGTGTCACAGCAGAACTCAAACTAGCGAAGTTCGCTGCTGGCTTACGCTGTCCTGTTAGATCAGGAAAACGATAAACAGCAATCGGAATGACTGGACCATCTACTCCAGGCAAATTCACTAGCTCGTTGAACCGCTTCGTCGTAATAACTTCAGGAGCTTCCGCTCGGGCTTCAAGAGATTCTCGCGTCACCGACTCAGCTGTACAACCAGCCAATAGTAATGAAGCAAGAACCATACCAAAAATCTTTACCATGCTAAACTCCCATAAGGAACAACAACTTCAGTGACGCTACCACCAGCGTCTGTAATTCTCAATGTAATCTGTGAACCATCAGATGACCACTCTACATTATTCGACGCGATATCAAATGATCCACTTGTATTACCATTATCAGAAAACAACTGCTCCGCAATCTTCTGCGAGAGCGTAGCATACACGCGAGATTCCAAATTGTTTAGGAACTTCGCAAGGTTTGTATTCTTTGCCGCAGAAGCTTCAGCAGCAGCTTGAGCTTTTTTGTCTTCGGCAATTTTTTGACGGCGTGTGGCTTCTAAGTTCTCAATCGTCAGAACATGAGCTGAGTAACCGACACCGCTAAACGATGGGCTTTTATATTGAAACTGAATCTCACTTGCTGTCGCTGGACTGCTTATCAGCAGAACTAGCAGGCTCGCTCTTATGATGCGCATCCTTCATCTCCTCGATTTCTTTGCCTCGTAGTGTCAAAACTACGTTGACCTTTTGGTTGAGACGAATCAAGTCGTTGTCGAGCATACGGATACGATCAATCAACGCGATCAAAACTGTATTTGCTTCTGAAAGAACTGGCTTGATTTCCTGAGTTGCCCACTTCCAAACATAGAAGATAAGATAACCCATGCCACCAGCAGCGACAATAGGGAAACCATACTTATTGATTAGTTCGACAATACCACCCATTAGTCTCTCCTTGCGTCAGTTTTGCCATCAGCTCTGGCAATACGATCTGTATCTGGCTTTACGCCCAGAGCATTGGATACCAAAGTATCGACACGAATAACATCGTGGTTCATGGTCTTGACGCGATTGTCTAGGGCAGTAATGATATTACTCATACCCTTGACACTTGACATAACACCAGCTAGAATGAACTTGAGTGTCAAGAAGACAAAGTATCCGCCAGCAAGAGACGAAGCAATAGGAAAGCCCACTTCAGCTACTAGTTTGAAAAAATCTGCATTCATACCAATTCCTTTCAGTTTCTCCTATTTATCTTTAGGATATATAATAGTATGCTTAGATCATTAGTCTTTGTGTTGGCAATGTTCGTTATGTCAGCGTCAGCACAAGAATTGCGTGTAATTACACCATCAGCTGCAGACAGCTATAACATCAACGCTAGAATCCTAGCCCCATATATGGCAAAGTATCTACCTGAGAAGCCTACTCCGGTTATTCAAGTTATACCTGGAGCGTCTAGCCTTGTGGCTACAAACTATATGTACAATGTAGCTCCCAAAGATGGTAATACAATCGCAACTGTCTATAAGAACATTCCGCTTGTAGGTATTCTCGGCGGACCTACAATCATGTTTGATCCAACCAAGTTCAACTGGATTGGATCGACTGTCGATGGTCGCAGAGATGCTGTTATCATGTGGACACATCGCACAGAAACTCTAAACGAGTTTATGGTAAAAGAACTTGTAGTAGGAACAGAAAGCATTGTTTCCGCAGACTCGACCAAGTTTATTAGAAACTCTTTGGGTATGAAGTTCAGGCAGGTTGCTGGATATGCTAATCCGGGTGCTGCAAGACTTGCTCTTGAACGCAAAGAAGTTGATGCAGTTATCTTCAACTTGCTTGGGATCAAAACACAAACACAATGGACTGATCCAAATAGCGGCATCCGCGCATTGCTACAGTTTGGTAACGGTAAGAACCGCCATCCAGATTTCAAAAACGTTCCTACCTTTGCAGAGCTTATTACAAGCGAAGAAGATAGAGCAATTCTCGATATCTTCGAAACGCAGTTTATCTTGTTGAGACCATTTATCGCTCCACCAGGAGTTCCAGCTACTCGCGTCAAAGAACTTCGCGAAGCATTCAATAAAGCGGTCAACGATGCTGGATACATCGAAGAAGCAACTAAAGCTAAAATGGAAACTGAACTTATTACTGGAGAACATGCTGAGCAGATTGTAGCTGCTTCTGCAAATGCTTCTCCAGCAGTTTTAGATAAACTTAGAAACCTTCAGAGTGAACAATGATTGAGCATCCACTATTCCCTACGCTCGTATGTGAATTTCACTACGACAAGAAGGACGAGTTCAAGCAACTCTTCTATCAAAAGATTTTTGATTATATGACACCGGAAGGTTACTCAAACGAGTTTACGGGTCATGTCAATATCCACCACGAAGAATCGTTTACACCATTCTTTACATATGCAATAGCTTGTGCTAAACAGTATGCTGCGCGTTTGCATATTGATACAGATCGATTTGACTTCAATCTTGTCAAGACATGGATGAATATCAAGAAAGACGACTCGACGCCGTATCACGCACACGGGGATGCACATATCTCTTTCACTTATTATGTAAATGTTCCCTCGACATTCGTTCGTCCTATTCGTTTCCATAATCACGAACGCCGTCACGAACCATATCCTGGCTCAATAAAGTGGAACAACCCAACGGATAGCTGGGACTGGATCAACGCCTATACTTGGCAGTTTGCTCCAGTCGAGGGGCAGCTGCTTGTTTTTCCATCAACGCTTCCGCACGACACGATTGGAAACACAAACGGTGAAGATAAAGGCAATCCTACAGTCGAGGAGCTAAACGAGAACCGTATCTGTCTCGCGGCAGATATCCTTCTCACATACAAAGACAAGACCGCAAGCCCACTTGGCGTCCAACCAGTTAGCAATTGGAGACAGTTTTGACATATACTACACTTTACAATAATCCGTGGCAACGATCACAGATTACGTTTCCGTTTGTAACATGGGACAACGGATTTACCGAAGAAGAGTTAGATGCTATTGTAAAATACTGTGATGCAGCTGGAACAGAGCAGGGCGTTACATTTGGTGCTGAAACTACCGAGCAGATCGAAAAGCATCGTGTATCAAACGTCAAGTTTCATGATCGAAACGAAGATACGGCTTGGATCTTTGATAAGCTGAACTTTATTATCCAAGCTGCTAACGAACAGTTCTATAACTTTCACCTGAATGGGTATGCACAGTTTCAATATACAACATACGATCCGAATGGTCGATATGATTGGCACACAGATATGTCTTTTGGTAAAAAGTATGGAGAAGACGTCGAACCACGCAAGCTGTCACTGACGCTTCTGCTGAACGATGACTTTGAGGGTGGAGAGTTTCAAGTCAACGATGGTAAAGAAGAGATGGCTATTACTGCCCCAATGAATAAAGGACGGGTTGTTTTGTTCCCGTCCTTTATGATTCATCGTGTGAAGCCTGTGACCAAAGGCGTTCGTAAGTCACTGGTTGTTTGGGTACTTGGTCCTAAGTTTAGATAAGATCGACACCATCAAGATCGGAAATGTCTGACATATCCCAGATGGTACCTTCTTTATTAGCTCGTCTCTTTAGGGAATAGCTTGGACCTCTTCGAACGAAATCACGACACTTTTCAAGAGTATCGATTTCTCTATAAAGGTTTCCTTTACCCATTTCAATAGGGAGCCAAATACGCATTGGAGCCCAAACATGAGCGTTTTCTTTTCGTGAACCATAGTGATATGCTTTATCTTTTCTCCAATCATCAATCATCTCTGCATTATAACCCTGAGAAATTAGATCAGCAACTTTCTCGTCCCACAAGCACTTATAGCATTGACCACAAGCTTGGTTCCATGATCCGTGTGTTTCATGCTCAACTGCAATAGGTCTATTACACGAAAAAGTAAGCTTGTATAGATTTTCTGGAAGATAGTAAAAAGCGTGTAGCTTATTGAAATTTGTATGCCAAATATCTTTTTGTAAAGGATTCCAAACTTCACCGCGAGTTACGATGTTGCGCCATAAACGTGTCGCTGCAATATTTGTAGGTGATCCCTTGATAATCTTCTCGTCAGATATCTTTACAAACTTGTCCATCTGCTCGGTTGTTCTTCCCGTAACAATTCTATCGTAAGTTCCGTTGTTTAGGAAAGGTGCAGCATAGCTGATGAAATAAGTATAAGTATGATCCGTGTTTGGATTCATTTCTTCTTCAGTCACTGTTATCATGTTGTGATTGAAGTTACGAATCTTACGGAGTTCTTCAATAAGAGTTGGGAGTCTTACAAAGTTGAGAGGTGGATATGCAACATAGAGTTCTGAGTCGTAATCTCTTTGGAAAGTTACAGCCGTAATTTCATCGTCGGTTTCAGACAACATTTTGTATAATACATATGTTGAGTCCAGTCCACCGGAAAACAGAACTAAAGACTTTGTAGGCATTATAGTTTCCCTCTATCAAGCAGTATATTGCTGTAATTCTTCACTATTTATAAGGAGTAAAAATGATCCGTCTATTGACTGCTTTGTTTATGGTACTTTCGTTACCTGCAATGGCATCAGAAACAATTACCATAGCTGTTTCGGCCGCCGTTGGTGGAACACCACACTTACAATCCGTAGTGCTTTCAAAATACCTTTCAAAACATATGGAAGGCAATCCAAAGGTCAATGTTATTTCCATGCAAGGAGCTGGAGGTATTGTTGTCAACAATTGGCTTTATAATGTTGCAGATCAACAGAATACCATTGTTTCAACTTCTTGGAACGGCAACTCTATTCTACACGGTCTAACTGGAAACCCACAGGTCAAGTATGACGTTTCTAAGTTCAAATATCTCTTCGCTACAAACGATGGAGAGAACGGTGTATTTGCTATTTGGGGATCAAATAGAAATGGTCTAACCAATATCCAGCAGATGAGAGAAAAGGGTAATCCATTTGTCTTTGGTGATCAAGGCACAAGCGAAAACAACATCGTCAACTTTATGATGACAAAAGTTCTCAGAATGGAATCTAAGATTGTCTATGGTTACAAGAGCACACACAAAGCTATCTTAGGTGGAGAGATTGATGCTCGATTTGGAACTCTGCTCGGAACAGTCATTCAATATCCAGAGTGGCTAAAACCAGGACACGAAATCCAAGCGATTGCTCAGGTTGGTACAAAGAAGAGAAACCCTTTGATTCCAAATGCTCCTCTGTTTGATGAGTTTGTGACTAATCCAGATCATCAAAAAGTTCTAGACCTATTTGATGAAATGATGGAAATCAATAGACCATACTATGGCGGACCTGGTATGAAACCAGAGCGTATCAAACAGTTTGCTGATGCAGCAAAAAAGATCCCAAACGATCCAGAGTGGATTGAGGATATGAAGAAGTTAGAGGGAGGATCCTCTGTCCAATTCATGCAGCATGAGGATATGATTAAAATTATGAACAGTATCATCTCGACAGACAAGAAGATTCTTGATCTTATCAAGTAACTTTACCATGTAATGATACTCCTTGGATTTGGATTCACTCTACGCTTCTTATTGATGAGCATTAGAGCTATATCGTAAAGTCTGCTATATTGATACTTGATCTTTGGTCTGAATGGGATTTTATATAATCGATGTTTGAATTCTTGATGATCTCCGCCATCGTATTCTTTGCGCATGGCTTTAACTAGTTCGAGAGTCCACATGAAGAAGTAGATACTATTATCTTCATGAATCAAT